CGTTCGAGGCGTTCGATGTCCTTCTTCACGCCGATGGCGCGGTCGAGGGCGAGCGCACGGGCCAGCGCGGCCAGTGCGGCTTCGACATAGGCGGCCTTGCCCCCGGCAGGCGCATTGTCCGCCGCCGGATCGAAGGCGTCGGCCTTGCGCGCGAAGCTGCGCCCGAGGGCCTTCATCAGCTTGGCCATGACCGGATCGGGCATGTCGGCCCCGGTGACGAGGGCCAGCGTCTGGACGAGGGTATCGTGATCGACGGCCTCGGTCTGCGCCAGCGCGATCCCGGCGATTTCCTCGGCGACGATACAGGCGACCGAGCGGGTGAAGCCGGGCATGACCAGATGATGGCGAATGGCATGGGCGGCCAGACGCAGCGCCCATGGAAAATCGCGGCAGTCGATGGCCCAGAGCATCGTGGTGACGAGGATGTCGTCCTGTGCCGCGTGGCCCTGTTCGCCAGCGGCCAGCGCGCCCTCGACCCAGGCGGTGAAGGCGCGGGCGAACTCGGCCTTTCTGGGCACGCGGGCCTCGTGGCTCTGGATGTCAGCCAGGGTGCGCAAGTTGTCGTGGAGCAGCACGCGCAGGGCCGCATATTCCCGGCCTTGCGGGGTGCTGGCATCGGGCGGGGCAGGGGCCGCGCCGATGGCGGGCGCGGCGGTTCCGGCGCGGATGGCCAGCACATGCTGCTTGTGGCGGCGAAACGGGCTGCTCATGGGTCTGGTCCTGTTGCGGGTGGTCCGCGAGGGCGCGTGGCCTCCCCCGTGGTGTTTCAGGCAATCCGGGGTGCCACCGGCCACGGCAGCGCTCCCGGCATGTCCCGAAAGGGTTACGGGCGGGCGCCGAAGGTGATGTTCTCGGCCATGACCGCGTAATCGGTGCTCTCGATCACATAGCCCTCGTTGACCGAGTTGTAGTCGACCAGCGCGGCCATGTTCTGCGGCTCGTCCTTGATGTAGCGGCGGCGCGAACCTTCCTGATAGTAGATCGACAGGTTGCTGCTGTCGGGCGCGCCGGGCTGGCCGAGCGGGGTGACCAGCATCGTGCCCTCGGGGAAGAACGGTACGATCACCGCCGGGCGTCCGCCGATCTGCTTGGTCGACATGACGATGTCGGTCGTCACCTGATCGCTGGTCGACTTGCCCCCGTCGATGCTGTCGGACAGCTTGCGGTTGATCATCGGGAAGTACTTCTCGTCGACCAGATCCTGGCTGACGACCACGACATGGTCGGTCGACGAGCGCGCCCAGCTCGGCATGCCCGCGATCAGGTCGTAGGCGAGGGCGTCGATGTTCTTGTAGTCGCCGCTGGCGCTTGCGCTGTCCGGGCCGATGTAGATCGGCTTGGCCGCGCCCGTGGCGGTGGTCACGTCGCCCACGGTCACCGTCTCGCGGCCCATGACATGGTCGGCGCGTTCGAGGCGCAGCTTGTGCAGCCACCCGATGTTGACGTCCTCGCCCAGCGGGTTGGTGTCGGCATCGGTATCGGCGGCGGCGCTGATGCCGTGCCAGCCCACGGCGATCCGGCTGAGCGCGACCGAGATCGCCACCTGCCGTGCATAGCGGGTGGGGAAGTCGGGGAATTTCGACCAGGAGTCGATCATTTCCCACGGCAGCCAGGTATCGAACAGGGTGTTCTTGAGCAGGTAGTCCCGCTCCTGCATGTGGCCGACATACTTGGGCTGCCGGGGCAGGTTGGCGCGGCTGCGGCGGCTCGCGATCATGTTGGCCGCGCCAAGGCCGATCACCTTGCCGGTCAGGTCGCGCACGCCCGGCACGTTGATGCGCTGGAGGAAGCCGACGCTTTCGCGCTGCAAGTCCTCAAGCCGCTGTTCGGCGGTGGGGTCGAGCGCAAACTGGTGGGTGACGCCGCGCGAAGCCCCGTTGATCTGTGCGATGGCGGAATAGAGTTCGTCGAGCGCCCGGCGCCCGCGATCGGAAAGATTGTAACCCATGGTGTTCAGGTCCTGTGGTGACGGGATGCGGGGCGGGAGGGGGAGGGCTCAGAAAATCCCGGCATAGGCCGCGGATTGTCCGTCCGAGCGGCTGCGCGCGCGGTAGCTCTGGGCGGGGGTGGTTTCCTGCGCGGCTTCGAGCTTGTGGACCTGAAGCGCGAGGGCGTCGGCCTCGGTGCGGAATTCCTGACGCAGGCTGGCCATTTCCTTGGCCATGGCCGAGGCGACGCCCGTGGCGAATTCGGCCAGCACGGGGCGCAACAGGGCAAAGTCGAGCGCGGCGGCGGGGGCCGGTGCCCCAGTTCCTGCCGGATCGGGGGCCGGGACGGGAATGGGCGCGGCTTCGGTCTTCGACTTGCCGGTGAAGCTGCCGATCAGATCGGCCAACCCGGCAAGGAACCCGGCACCCGGTTCGCCTCCGGTGTCCTCGGCAAATTCAAGCGGCGCGGCATTCTCGCCCGCCAGCGTCAGCGTGCCGGGCAGGGAGCGGTTGAACTGGAGGCGCTGGGTGGCGATCGAGGCGGGGCTGTCGGTCAGCGCGCAGCCCATCAGGTAGGCAAAGCCCTTGCCCGCGAAGTTCGGCTCGATCTCGATCGAGGGATAGACCTTCTGCCCGGACTCGTTGAGCTTCTTTGCCTCTTCGGTGACATCGAACGTGCCGAACAGGGCCTTGCGCTGTTCCTTCTGGCCGTTGAAATCCACCTCGACGGTGCCCGCCGACAGCTCCAGCACATCGCCATAGGCGCGGAACGGCCCGTCGGGCGCCATTCCGCGCACATGCTCGATGTTGAGCCGCGCGCCGAACGTCCGGGGATTGTAGCTCGACACCATCTGGTCGATCATCGCGTCGTCGATCGTGCGGCCATCGACCGTCGATCCGGCGGTGGCGAGCAGAAAGGGCTTGGTCTTCATAGGGTGGCTCCCGGTTGTGCGGCGGCATCTGGCGTGGTGGCCTTGCCCTTGAGCCAGCCCGGCGGCCCATCGGCAACGCGGGCGCGCGGTATTGCCGGGCTTTACCCGGCCAGCAGGGCGACAGGCGCCGCGTTTGGGAGTGCATGGCTATGGCCATGCACCAGGCGGACGAACCCCATGCGAACGACGACACCCCGGCGACGACCCGGCAGGTGGCGCGTGCCCAGCGCCGGGAGGCCCGCACGCTCTACCATCGCGGATGGCAGCTCACCCAGATCGCCGCCGAACTGGGCGTCAAATACGGGACGCTCGCCGCGTGGAAGAGCCGCGAGGGCTGGGACGAGGACGCGCCGATTGCGGTGGTCGAGGACCGGCTCGAAGCGCGTATCGCCCTCCTGCTCGACAAGGAGCCGTTCACCGAAGGCGACATGAAGCGCGTGGACTTCATGATGCGCCAGATGGAGCGCGCCGCGCGCATCCGCAAATTCGACAAGACGGGCCGCGAAGGCGATCTGAACCCGAAGATCGCCAAGCGGAACGACGAGGAGGCCAAGGCCAAGCGCGCGGACAAGCGCAAGAATTTCCTCAGCCCCGAACAGTGGCAGGCCCTGCTCGACGACTTTCACGCCCGCAATTTCGCCTATCAGGAACACTGGTGGGCTTATCGCGACGAGCGCACACGCAAGATTCTCAAGAGCCGGCAGATCGGCGCGACATGGTATTTTGCGCGCGAGGCTCTGGCCAAGATCGCGCAAGGCGTGCTGGCGGGCGCGCAGCCGCGCAACCAGATCTTCCTGTCGGCCAGCCAGCGCCAGGCCAACAAGTTCCGCCGCGAGATCGTGGGCTGGGTCAAGCGCGTGACCGGGGTGGAGCTGAAGGGCAACCCGATCATGCTGGACCTGACCGGCCTTGCCGAAGACGGGCCCGCGCTCGACAGCGTGGGCCTCTACCCGCTCTCGACCAACAGCAACACGGCCCAGGGCGAAAGCGGCGACTTCTATTTCGACGAGTTCTTCTGGGTCCACGGCTTTGCCCAGTTGCGCAAGGTGGCCGCCGCGATGGCCACGCACACCATCTACAAGCGCACCTATTTCTCCACCCCCTCGACCAAGACCCACGAGGCCTATGCGTTCTGGTCGGGCGAGGAATGGAACAAGGGCCGCCGCCGCGAACAGCAGCA